AGAGTGTTTCCACCCCCTGATCCAGTATTCTTTCCTCCGTTTCCTTCCTGAAAGTTGTTCAATCCGTTAAGAAGATCATTAACATTTTCATTATTATTGATAGCAAATGCCGCTATCTCAGTAAACGTCAGAGGAAACTGATCGAATCTTTCCTTGAGTGTATCAAATCCAGTTAGATCAGATGCTCCCAATAACCCATTTAATCCATTTGTCAAGTCAATAATAGCATTACGATTTAACCCGGCCGATCCGAATGGATCAGTATCATCAATCAGAGACGATACATCAATGAGATTATCGAATAGCGCACTGTCATTCCCCAGAGTAGATCCGGCTTTGCCCGCTAGTGGTGTTGTGTTATCACATTCTATTGACATATTTCTCTCTTTTCTTTAAATTAATTGTTGACAATGTACAAATTTGTGTTATAATAGAAGTTGCAACCTTTATATTCTAATCTAAGTTATCTCCCGATCCCATAACTCCTGTTATGATCGGCTTCAATCTCTCTACTAATCTCTTCAGTTTAGGGAACAATGAATTAGTTATCTCAGGTGGCTTGACAACAGCGGCTAATTCTGTTACACTTATATTAGGAACTGCTCCTAATGCACTCTGTACTATCTGAGGAGCAAGAGACGATGTTACTGTTCCTGTCGCTAATCCACCTGTAGCACTTGCTGTTGCGTTACCAATATTAACTAATGCTCCGTCTAGATTCACAAGGGCACCCGCCCCCAATCCAAGCTGTGCTGTTGAGTGGATATCTAATGTTCCGATACTCTTGATTCCAAGTGCGGCACCACTATTTATTCCCATGATTCCCAAAGCATTAATGTTCATAGTCGCAAGTGCATCAATTCTTAACGATGTCTTACTACTAATGTCAACCCCAAGATGAGCAACATCTGGATAAGGAAGTATCTGTGACGATATAGCAGGCGTTCCTGTACTATGTATCTTCGTGTAAGCAAGACTATACATATTTGTCTTATATGAGTCAACATGAAAGTCTCCTCCATCTCCTGCTATATTGCCCGGCATGAGACACTTGAAGTACATTCCTCCCAGGTTCGTCATTGCTTTTAGATTTGCTTGAGCCACCATATTGATATCATCTGAAGTAGCATGAAGTCCAATGCCTGCTCCTGATACATTCGTTTTAAGTGCGCTGTGTAGATTAATATTACGAGCGGCTCTTACATTAAAGTCATTACACTCGATATCAAGGTCGCCTTTAATCTTAATCGTTCCTGACTTTCCTACTTGTAATGTATAGTCTTCGCTGATATTCTGATCTAATGAACCTTGAACATTCGTTGCTTCACATCCCTCTGTTGAGTTATACTTGTCTCCAAATGCTTTAATAAAGACTGTGCCGTTAGCATCTATCTGTACAACTGATCCTGAACTATGAGAGATTAAAAAGTAATCACTAGCATCTCCATCTTCTGCTGATCCCAATACAATGAAGTTATCGCCGTCTTTTGATTGGATCACTCGATTATTATAGTTATTCTCAGGCATCATAATAGCGGGTTCATCAAACGATCCCCCATCAGCAGTCTCTATATTACTTCTCTGATAGACTCGTTGATTCACTCCCTGTCCCATTGCGGCATCTTCTCCAGTCACATATCGATGACAATGTGGCTCGCCCCATTTATGAATCGCTTCTGGAGGAGTGTATCCGTCTTCTCCAGGCTCCCCTGATCCTGCTGGAAATGACAAATTCATCCCCGGTAGTCTGCCCATAACGATGGGTTGTTGTGCTTCTCGTCCATCAATAAAGAATCCAAACACCCAGTCTCCAACACTAGGAATGATAGGAGACGTTCCATAAGTTCCATCTAATACAGTGGCCCAAGGAAGATACGCTGTAGGAACACTATCTTCATTCGTCTTAGCATCACGAGGAGGATGTATTCCAAACGCTCTTACTCTCACCCGCCCACTATTTGTTAGATCATGAGCGTCTTCTACGACTCCCACAAAGTGTAACATATTGTCAAAACCTGCACTCATGAATCAAATTCCTTTAAAATATTTGTTGACAAACCGCAAAAATGTGTTATAATGGAAGTAACAACCGAAGCATTCATCATACTAGGCCACCCCTAGATAAGCCAATAGACTGAGTATAGTTATCTTCATTGAATGAATGTGTAATAGAAGTCACTACATATTTACCACTTCGCTGAGTATCCTTCTCTCTTGTCCCCGCTGGCGTATGACTAAACTTAATCAAATCAAGATTAATCATCATGCCTGGGTATAGTTCAATCCTTCCTTTAATAACAACATTAAACGAATTACGCTTTAGATGATACTGTGTAATAGGCTTTGCTGTATAGTTCTCATAGAAGTGCTGATAAGGCCTAAGCATATTATCCTTTCCCTCGTTCATTCCTATCTGTGGAAAGTCTGTAATCAGTATCTGTTCAGGCGCCTCGTGAGTCGGCATATAAGTGTTGACAAACTCCTGCGAATGTGTTAGAGAAACTTCCTCGGGCATCTTATGGCCATCGTATTCTGTCGTGTAATCATAGTCTCTTGATATACGGGTTCTCGTATTGATGTCGAGTTCTGTCACGCTTCGTCTGTATGCGCCTTGCTTTATATCAGAGAATGTATCGACCTTTGAGGGAAATGTAATCTCGTTTATACTCTGCTGTGCTATCCTTTGCCCTGGTCCTGTATTGTCATTTAACGTGTTGTATATAAAAAATAACGGGTTTATTTCTTCCCCACTTTTCTCCCCCAAATCGCCATATTTTCCCACTAAGTACTCAAACGTACAAAAGAAATACTTCTCTCTCGTCTCAAAGAATCTAAATGATGATGTATTATTCTCTGCGCTATATGCTCTTCTAGATAAAAAGTGCATTGCGGCATCTGGTTTAAGACAAGGGATGACTAATGTCTGTTCTCCATCTGTTTCTTCTATCTCTATCTCTTTATCTACTGACTTATCGCCTGTAATGAAGTAATCATTATAGACTTCTTCTACTATTTGTGATATCTTTTGTTTAGCGAATGACTTTCTTATCTCTTTAGTATCAGAGAATAGCTTTTGTTTTGTAGTAAATTTAATAGTATAGGTCTGCATTCTATCATTAATAGAGGATTCGGGGCTTATATCTTCAACAGCATATAGGAAAAATTTCTGCGTGGCGCTTTCACCATAGAAGTCTTCATATGTGATTTCAATTTCTTCTTCTCCTCGTAGCGGAACGTCTTCAAGGAGGTTATCTGATTCGTGTATTACTGCGCTTCCAGTGATATAAGGCGAACCCATTGCTTCTGAAAGACTCCAGTTGACAATGACCTTTGATAGTTCTATGTGATCAGATATAGTATTCTCCCTATTATCGAACATAGGTCGAACTTTAAATGATCTTAGAACATAATATCCTGCTTGTGCTTGACTACTTGGCATTTAATTCTTCTTTTAATTGACTATCAATATCTTCTAGATAAGATTTATTCGTTAAAACAATCTGGCGCCTTGACTCATTTAATTGAAATTCGTAGTCATATACTCGAACTGGATAGAACTCAGACTTCTCGTTATCGTCCTGTGCTAGAAAGGAGGCTCGATTGAGTCTAATATTAGAGTCAGAATGTGATCTATACTCTACGATATTAGCACCGAGAGTAGCGTTCTTACTCCACTCAATGACTGCGTATCCTGTTGTGCCTGATGCTTTTTCGTACTCATTCATAATATATCTTTCAAATGTATTATGATTCTTCGGCCACTGTGTATACGGATCAACAATATCATTAGATGCTAATACTAACCAAGCGTATGACGGATCATCATAGTAATAATATGCGATATCTTCAGGCCTTTCTCCCTCTTTTATTGTGTAACTCATATAAGATAGAGCGTTAGATTTTGTCCCTTTTAATAAAGCGGCTTTGCGAGTAATGTCAACAACTTCTTGACCATTAAATGATGTTGTAGGAAATCTACTAAAGTATGACACAATTAAAATCCTCCCGGTACTTCAGGAAATCTATACACTGGATTAGTTGATGATGCAAGTTGTTCTTGAGTCTTTCCTGTTGACTCAACTGCTTCAGCTATAGGTATAGTTGTTTCTACTGTCTCTCCAGTAGGCAAAGTATTAGTAACAGTTACTTCATCACTTGACTGAACAGGCGCATCTGTTGGAATTTGTCCAGTAGGATTACTATTAACAGTATCACTACCTTCTACATTATCCACATTATCCGCACTATCCTCCAACACTTGTTCTGTCTTTTCAGGAACGCTTTGAATTTCTGTTGTTGGATACTTGTCTACGTCACCTTTTGTATGAATAAATGCTTCGTTTAATGTCATTGTAATACGAATAGCAGATGGCTTACCGCCCTTATTAACTGCTAATCCATTAGGAGTATAGTCAACATTAAACTGTGATATCATTGACGTTTTAAATCTAAAGTAATATTCTTGATCAACTCCCATTAAATAAATATTAACCATTGAGGGATATCTAAGAATACCTTTATCCATAACACTCATTCCCCTTTCTTGACCTTCTGCGTCATTTCCTAGTGGGCTTGTTGCTTCTGGTAAAATATTCGATTGAATAATTTTAATAATATCTTTTAATTCACGTTGCTCTTCTTCACTTTCTGGTGATAATAACCACTCAAGCGAATGTACTTTAAGATCGACTCCCTTAAATACTAGAGATGCGAATGGATTGACTGCGGTTCCCTTTCCTTGTCCAACTCCGGCCAATATATCAGGCGCTACTTTACCTAATCCCGCCTTTGCTAAATATAGTCCAGTGTTCGATGCTTTATCCATTGCTGATGATAGTGCCGCTACAGCATCTTTTTGTCCACTAGCAAAGCCCGCAATTGAATCAATTCCCCTTCCAATCGAGTCAACAAAGCTTGAGCCAACTGACTTGGCCGCTTCCGCATCCTGTGCTAATCCAATAAGATTGGCGGCACCTGTTCCAAGAATACCAATTTCGTCACCCCCAACATTAATTTTAAAGCTATCATTAATCTGTTTGGGAAGAGGCAACATAACTTTATGTCCATCAAGTCTTTCGCCTCCTTTTACACCACCATAAGTGTATTCAAAGAAATGCATAAGAGTGCCATGTGATCCTATATTAACAGGAAACTTATGTATCGTTTGATCACCATTAGTCTTTCCCTTTCTATGGGAAATTAACTCTTCGGCGTTAGTTTTTAGTAGTCCTCTAGTCATCTCTGAACCTTTATATAAATAATAAGTTAGTCTATGTTGATTATTTATATGTATTGGAGAGAAAGTGTCTAAGTATTATCAAGGGAGATTTAAGCCCGAACATCCGCAAAAGTATAAAGGTGATCCGTCTAATATAATATATCGTAGTGGATGGGAACTTAAACTGATGCGTTATTTAGATAAGCACCCCCATGTTACTAAATGGAATAGTGAGGAAATAATTATTCCATATAGATCACCAATAGATGGGAAGATGCATAGATATTTTCCAGACTTTTATGTTGAGAAAACATATCATGGAAAGAAAGAAAAGATATTAATTGAAGTAAAACCATGGGCTCAGACTCAAGCACCAAAAGTTCAGAACACTAAAAAGAATAAGCCGACTAAGCGTTATATAAATGAAGTCAAGACTTATGGAACAAACTCAGCTAAATGGAATGCGGCTGAAGAATATTGCAAGGATAGAGGGTGGAAGTTCTCTATTATAACAGAAAAAGAGTTAGGAATAAAATAATATCTAACGTATAAATAGTCTATAAACACAAGGAATTTTAAATAATGTATGAGTATAAAACAAAAGTAGTGAAGATCGTTGATGGCGACACAGTTGATGTGGATATAGATCTTGGATTTGGTATCTGGTTATATAACGAACGTGTCCGTATTATGGGCATTGATACACCAGAATCAAGAACTCGTGACAAAGTTGAGAAGAAGTTTGGACTAGCATCCAAAGCAAGACTGAAGTCTCTACTAGGAAAGAATCCAGTATTGAAGACACAGATCAGTAAGAAAGGCGAAGATATGCGTGGTAAGTTTGGGCGTGTACTCGGAGACTTTGATGTATATTGTGCTAAGACAGATGCATGGCGCCCAGCTACTCAAATATTAGTTGAAGAAGGTCATGCTGTTCCTTACTTTGGTGGATCAAAGGATGACGTTGAAGCGCAACATATGGCTAACAGAGAGCGATTAATCGCTGAAGGTATCGTAACACTATAATGTCTAAGAGAGAGCGTGTCAAGTGTCTAAGTAGATCGTGGGAAAAGCGATTGAAGAAGCGTTTGAAAGCTAAAGAGAGACAAGCTAGTAGGAAAGAGGTGCGTGATGGCAGTAATATTTGATGAAATTCTAACAAAAGGTGTAAGATCTGGGCAGATACCTGCTCGGACTGCTAAGGCTCGTGATTGGTATCGTGGGACAGCTAAACAGTACAAGACTGTAAAAGAGAATCAGTTCTTTGGATCAAAGAGTGATAAGGATAGAATGTCTTCTCGTCCACTTATTGGTGGAATGTATATGTATGAGTATATGGCTAAGACTAGAGCAAAGCTACCGTACTATGATAGACTTCCATTAATATTTCCATTCAAGACTGTTAAGGGTGGATTCTATGGACTGAATATGCACTATCTACCGCTACCACTTCGTGCTAAGTTGATGGACGCACTATATGAAACAGCTAACAATAGTAAATATGATGAGACTACAAGACTGAGAATTAACTATCAAATATTAAATAAGGCGGCTAAGTTCGAAGCATTCAAACCGTGTGTTAAGAGATATTTGAACTCACAAGTACAAAGTAAATTTATGTATGTATATCCATCAGAGTGGGATATCGCATTATTCTTGCCGACAGAAAGATTTGTTGGTGCATCTAAATCGACTGTATTTGCACAGTCTAAGAGAAAGATATAGGACTAACAATGGCATTCAGTTTACAAGACTTCAGTGCAAAATTAAATAAACGTGGTGTAGCAAAGAATAATCTGTTTGCTGTTACTTTTACACTTCCTAGAGCATTACTCGCAGAGATAACATCTGTAGAGGACAATCTGGATATAACAAAAGACATAACATTCTATTGTAAAAGCGTGACCCTACCAGAACTAGATCTAGTGACTACTGATATACAGCATCAAGGATTCGGTGCAACTGCTAGGCGCCCTCAAGGACTAAACTTTCCTGTTATGCCTGCACAGTTTATGGTCGATTCTGACTTTGCTGTTATGAAACTATTCCACAGATGGATGCAAGCTATCATAAACTTCGACACAAGTGGTGGTAGATTCTCGGGCGTGAGTAATCAATTACCATATGAAATGGGATATAAGAAAGATTACGCAACAACAATGAAAGTTGCAGTATATTCATTTAACTCAGAGTCTATTGAGTATTTGTACGAGTTTAGTGGGCTCTATCCTGTTCAAGTAGGTAGCATCAATCCTGCGTGGGAAAATAATGGTGAAGTTCTTACTCTACCTGTCGGATTTACTTACGATGAAATGAGCGTAACTGGATCTAAGACGGGTATTGTTTTAGATGATAGAGATGGTACTGCGTTTGGTGGTATATTGAGTTGGTTCTCTACTATCAATACAGTAGCACAAACGATCAAGGGAATTAGAAAGCCCAGAGGAGTACAGGATGCTATCAATCAAATAAATAAAGTAAATACACTTTTAGACAAATTTTAAAATTTAAACAATTAATATATTATAGGAGTATAGTGCAATGGGATTACCTAAGATTGATATGCCACTTTTTGAGACTAAAATAGTTTCGTCTGGTGAAGTAATTAAATATAGACCATTTACAGTAAAAGAAGAAAAGATATTATTGATCGCTCAAGAGACACAGGAGTCAGATCAAATAGTTTTAGCAATGAAACAGATAATCACTAATTGCTGTCAAGGTGATATTAATGCAGAGGATCTCCCTATGTTTGACTTGGAGTATCTTCTTTTACAGATCAGGGCTAAGTCTGTCAATAACACTCTTTCCTTTACTGTAACAGATCCAGACACACAAGATCCTGTTGAGTGTGAAATAGATATTGAAAATATAAAACTAGACGTTCCAGAAGGACATACAAAATTCATTACGGTTGATGATGACACTCAACTAGTTATGGGATATCCTAAGTTGGAGCAAGTAAATGACTTCTTATCGATTGCTAATCCAGATGTTAATCAGGGAGAGGTGTTGTTTGATGTGATGCTAGGATGTATTGACTCGGTAGTCGTAGGTGATGAAGTACAATATTTAAAGGATTTCAGTAAGGATGAAGTGGATTCTTTTCTAGGATCTTTACCGGGCGAAGCAACAGTAGCTTTGAAAAGCTTCTTTGAAACTATGCCACAGTTATCATACACTTTGGAATATACAAACACCAATGGTGATGAGAAGACAATGGTGTTGAAGGGTACTGAAAGTTTTTTTCTCTAGTGTTGAGTCACACTAACTTAGGATTGTATTATAAAACAATATTTTCCCTGGCTCAACATCATAAATACAGTATAGCAGAACTAGAAGGTCTAATACCATATGAGCGTGATATATACGTTGATATGCTTATAGATTATCTAGAAGAGCAGAAGAATCAACAACAAAAATAACGGAGCAAGTGATGAGTGAAGAAACAAAACCAAAAGATGTATTTCACCCAGCCGATACTAACGGTGATGGTAAAGTAAGTGATGCTGAAGAGACATTATACTTAGAGTTTAAGCGTAAAGAGCTAGAAGATGCGGATGCTATGCGTGATGCACAGCGTAACATGACATGGTTTGCTCTTGGTGGTTTGTTATTGTATCCATTTGCTGTTGTTCTAGCATCTCTCGCAGGATTAGATGAAGCACAAAAGACATTAGGAAGCATGGCACCGACATACTTTGTCGCTGTTGCCGGTATCGTTGCG